ATGGATTTGATATTTATTCAATTCCACAACCAGTACCAATTGATTTAAATTTTAGTGTTAAAATAATTACAAATAGAATTAGAGATTTGAATAAATTCAATACAAAAGTATTGCAAAAATTCTCATCCAGACAAGCATATGCAACAATTAATGGGCATTATATACCAATCATTTCAACCAATATAACAGATGAATCTCAAATTAATACTGATAGCAGAAAATTCTATATTCAATCTTATGATTTCACAATGTTGGGATTTTTAATTGATGAAGAAGAATTTGAGGTGAAACCAGCAATAAATAGAATTAGCCAAGTATTTGAAACAGAATTACAAAATCAAGTACCAAGTGTACAGATAATTGAAACAATACCAATAAATGATTTAACTTATGAGATAATTTAATATGGCATCAGCATTAAGGATAACAAGTCTAAATTTGAGTGGAGAAATTGTTTTTGTAACATTATTACAAAACAATATCACTTATAATATTGGCGAAAATGTTATTCCTTTTGATGTTTATGCAAGACCTCAAACAGGTAAATTAAGTGGAGTATATACACTATATGTTCCAAAATATCTTACAAATTATGAAATAATTGTTCCAGAAGTAGTTGATGCAACACCAACAAATACGCCAACCAAGACAGTAACACCTTCAATTACACCAACAATAACAGTAACACCTTCAATTACAGCAACAAATACACCAACTAACACAATCACACCTACTAACACAATTACTCCAACAATAACCGCAACAATAACACCATCAATAACTATAACACCTACCAACACCATAACACCAACTCAAACTATAACACCAACTAATACAATCACACCAACATCTAGTATAACACCAAGTGTCACTATTACTCCAACGGTAACATCAACAAGTGGTTTGAATATATCATCAACACCAACACAAACTATTACCCCTACTAACACAATTACCCCTACCAATACCGTAACCCCAACGAATAGTATTACCCCTACTAATACAGTTACACCTACAAACACTATAACTCCTACCAATACCATAACCCCAACTAACACAATCACACCTTCAATTACAAAAACACCAGGAGCATCACCAGATGCTACGCCAACTATAACACCAACCAATACAATTACCCCTACCAACACAATAACTCCAACTAATACAATTACTCCTACCAACACAATTACACCATCAGAAACACCTACTCAAACTATAACACCTACCAACACAATTACACCATCAGAAACATCAACTCAAACTATAACACCAACTAATACAGTTACACCTACCAACACAATCACACCATCAGAAACGCCAACTAACACTATAACACCTACTAACACTATCACACCTACTAACACAATTACACCATCAGAAACACCAACTCAAACTATAACACCTACCAACACAATAACTCCAACAAACACAATAACACCATCAGAAACTCCAACTCAAACCATTACACCTACCAACACAATCACTCCAACTAATACAATTACACCATCAGAAACACCAACTCAAACTATAACGCCTACCAACACCATAACACCAACCAACACCATAACTCCAACTAACACAATCACACCAACTATAACACCTACTAATACTATCACACCAACCAATACAATCACACCTACTAACACAATCACACCAACTATAACACCAACTAACACCATAACACCAAGCAATACAATTACACCAACTAATACCATAACTCCAACTAATACAATTACACCAACAGAAACACCAACTCAAACCATAACTCCAACTAATACAATTACACCAACAGAAACACCAACTCAAACCATAACACCTACCAACACAATCACACCATCAGAAACTCCAACTCCAACTATAACACCAACCAACACATTAACACCAACAACAACTATGACACCATCTGTGTCAAATCCATTAGATGGAATTTATTATTATGTTTCAGATTCAAATGCTGGTTTATGTTATGGCTCACCAGTCCAATTGCTTATTTATGATTCGGATCAACCATTAGAAGTTGGCGAATATTTATATCAAGTTCCCCAAGGTACAGATAAATGGACAATAAGCGAACTTCAAGCATCATTGTCATCTAGTGAAACAACATTCTATTTATTAACTGGTTCTACTGTATTTGTTGTTGTAGGAGATGTTAATGGAGATGCATATGTTAGTAGTGAAACAGTTTGTGTAACACCAACACCAACAATAACACCAACTAATACCATTACACCAACAAGAACAATTACACCTACAATCACACCAACAAGAACAGTTACACCAACAAACACAATAACACCAACAATAACTCCAACATCTACAATAAGTGGTTTACCAGAGTGGAATAAAGACCCTTACCTAACAACGGACATTGACAAAACTTTAGTTTATGTAGATAATTTAAACGCGGTTCAGACTGAAACATTTAGCACATTTGCTGTAGCCACAGGAGTAAGTAAATATGTTGGTGGCGTTTTAGCACCTAACGGTAAAATATATGCAATACCATTTGCTGCAGATAATTATTTAGTTATAGACCCAGTATCAAACACAACCACTACTTTTGCCGTATCTACTGCATTTTTAAAATATGCTGGCGGTGTTTTAGCACCTAATGGTAAAATATATGCAATTCCATTAAGTGCAGATAATTATTTAGTTATAGACCCAGTATCAAACACAACCACTACTTTTGCCGTATCTACTGCATTTTTAAAATATGCTGGCGGTGTTTTAGCACCTAATGGGAAGATATACGCAATTCCATTTTATGCAGATAATTATTTAGTTATAGACCCTATATCAAATACAACTACTACTTTTAGCGCTCCCACAGGGACAAATAAATATTTTGGTGGAGTATTAGCACCTAACGGTAAGATATATGCAATACCTTTAGTTCCAAATAATTATTTAGTTATAGACCCAGTAGCAAATACAACCACTACTTTTGCCGTATCTACAACATTAAATAAATATCAAGGAGGTATATTAGCACCTAATGGGAAGATATACGCAATTCCATTTAGTGCAGATAATTATTTAGTTATAGACCCAGTATCAAACACAACCACTACTTTTGCCGTATCTACAACATTAAATAAATATCGTGGTGGTGTTTTAGCACCTAACGGTAAAATATATGCAATACCATTAAGTGCAGATAATTATTTAGTTATAGACCCTATATCAAATACAACCACTACTTTTGCCGTATCTACAACATCTATGAAATATCACGGTGGTATATTAGCACCTAATGGGAAGATATACGCAATTCCATTTAGTGCTGCGGATTATATGGTTATCCTTACTGACACTACAATAGATATTGACTACCCATTATCAAGACTTTATAATAAATATTAAAATGTATCAAGAAGAAAAAATAAAAAACCATTTAGCCTACATAAATGAAAGTAGAAAATTAACTGGCAAAGATGTTAAGCCTTATCTTGCTATTGCTCAACCAAGACGCGATGCAAAAGAAATGGCAGCCCAGAAGTTTCCAAATGATAAATTAAAATTTGGAACTTTTTTAAATCATTATTCAAGTATTTACCTTTGGACAGATGGGCAACTTGTTGACACGGCAAGAAATACATTATGTGATGAAGCAATTAAACATGATGCAAAGTATATATTTTTTATTGGCGAGGATACTGTTGTTCCATACACGGCTTTTTTAGATTTGCATATATTAGCTGAGGCTAACCCTGACGCAGTTGTAAGTGGTGTTTATTATTTTAAGGGTGGTGAACCAATGGTTTTTGTAAAAGATAAAGATGGATATTTAAAAACGGCAAATGTTGACCGTGGGCAAGTGATTGAAAATCCATTATTAATAGGAATAGACGTAATGCTTATTCCTGTAAAAATATTAAAAGAGTTAAAAGAAAAAGAAGAAGGCTGTCCTTTGTTTTGCATTGTTGGAGAAGATAATGTTTGGCATGATGGGGCGTTTATTGGTGAGGATGAATGGTTTATCAAACTACTTTATAAGCACAATTACCGTATTTTAGTAACAACAGATGTACAATGTTTACACATGGATTTAGCAACTGGAAATTATACGGCTCATGAAAGTATAAATGTTGATGATTACGTTTGTCAAATTAAACCTAATAGGCGTTTAACACCAGCAGACAGAGGTTATTTAGACAACCGTTGGAGTTCAAGGATACCAGAACCTAAATTAAAGGTTGAAAAGAATATCATAAAACAAAAATGATAGTGTTTTTAAATTGGAAATTAATTAATAATTAATATGAATGGAATTCAGATAGGAAATCAAATATGGGCAAATGAGAATTTATCTATAACAACATTTAGGAATGGTGATAATATTCCCCTAGTTCAAAATAATAATGATTGGGCTCAATTAGAAAGTCCAGCATATTGTTTGAATAACAATAATTATCTTTACAATTATTGGGTTATTGTTGATAGCAGAAATATTGCCCCTACTGGGTGGAGGATTCCAAATGATAATGATTGGAATATATTAATTAATTTTGCAAATGGCAATGATGTTGCTGGACATAAATTAAAGTCCATTAATGGGTGGACAGCAATTACCCAGAATATGGAAGGTATTGAAACAACCATTAATGTTGGTGGAACAGATGAATTTGGTTTCAATGCAAAGCCAACAGGATTTAGGCATATGGATGGAAACTTTGCGTTAGATTTATTATCCCCCTACTTCACGCAAGAATCCATTGATGAAAATTTATGCAAATATGTATTTTTATTTTCAGGAAATGAGTTTGGCAAAGGTGGCATGTGGAAAAAAGATGGTTTTCCAATTAGATTAATAAAGGAATAATAGTTTTTGATTATTTTTTAGATATTTATATGAATAAATAAAAAATAATAATGGCAAATCAAAAAGTATTCGTATCCCCTGGTGTATATACTTCTGAAACAGATTTAAGTTTTGTTTCTCAGAGTATTGGTGTAACCACATTGGGAATGGTCGGTGAGACTATTAAAGGCCCCGCATTTGAGCCTATCTTTATCACAAGTTATGATGAATTTCAAACTTTTTTTGGTGGTACATCACCTGAAAAGTATATTAACACACAAATACCAAAATATGAATCAGCATATATTGCAAAATCATATTTGCAACAATCAAATCAGTTGTATGTTACAAGAGTATTGGGATTATCTGGTTATGATGCTGGCCCATCATGGTCAATAACAACCATTGCAAATGTTAATCATTCAACTGTTGGTTATTCAACTGTTGGCTCTTCTTTCTCAATAGCATTTACTGGAACAACTGGAACAACTGGAACATTTGTTATAACAGGTGGAACATATCCAAATGGTATAACTTTATCAACATTTTCTGGTGACACTTATACAACAAGCAATGGTTCAACATCAACATTTTATGATGACTTAAAGACATTTGCAAATGATGTGGCTTTATCAACTTCATTAACTGGACAAACATCAACTTATGGATCACTACCAGTTAGTGTTTATAACACAATAACAGGTTCAACACAATCTGGATTAACTGAATATAATTATTTTGGAACAACAATTCCTTTGGGTAGTGATGGTAAGCCAGCAAATGAAAATGATTTGTGGTATTATGCAACATTTAATGGAACAACTGGAACTGGTTATAGTGGTTATTCATTTTATTACAATACAACCAATTTTAATGTATCAAGTGGTTCATTCACTGGAACAGTAACAGGAAACACTTATGTATTCTCTGGAACAGCCTATACAGGTTATAGTGATATGGTTGTTGCAACAGTTAGGTCAAGAGGTATCACAAGTTATTCCTCCACAAATCATGGTCAGATTTATAGTTTAAGTGCTAATACATTAACAATTGATGGAGCAAATAGCACAACCTTGAGTGAAGACCCCTTTGGTACCTTTGTGTTAAGTGGTGGTACAACTGCAAGTTCCAATTTTACATTTAATGTTTCATTAAAACCAACAAATTCAAATTACATAACAAATGTATTGGGAACAGATAATTTTGGTAAGGATAGAAATGATGTGCCAATTTTTGTTGAGGAGCATTATCCAACTTTATTGAATCAAGCATATAAACTTGGTTATATTAGAGGCTTGAAAACAGATTTAACTTATTTGCCATCAGCAAGAACAGGAGGATCAACTTCTATTGGATGGTATCTTGAGAAATATCAATCCCCAAAGACACCATTTGTGGTTTCTGAATTGAGAGGAAATAAAGTTTATAACCTATTCAAGTTTATTTCAATTTCTGATGGAAGCAATGCCAATACTGAAGCAAAAGTTTCAATCATAAATATGTCATTCAAGAATAGAACATTTGATGTATTGGTTAGAAGTTATTATGATTCAGATATTGCACCAGTTGTATTGGAGAAATATACAAATTGTACTTTGGATGAAACACAAAATAGTTTCATAGGCAAGAAGATTGGAACAAGTGATGGCAAATATAATTTAATTTCAAAATATATTATGCTTGAAATGGGAGATGAATTTCCATCAGATGCAATCCCTTGTGGATTTATGGGATATCCCCACAGACAGTACGGAACAAAATTATCACCAACTGTTTTATATAAGACAAAATATTATTTCAATAATGAGGTGGTTAATAATGAACCTTTTGCAGCATCAAATGCTGTTCCTGCTGATAATGTTAAAAGAACTTATCTTGGGTTTTCAACAAGTTATGGATATGACAATTCATTATTGGGTTATAAGGGAAAACAAAAACCAAATAGTATTATTGCAGATGGAACAGAATGGAATGTAGTTACAAAAGGTTTCCATATGGATTCAGGTGCAACAGTTGTTACTATTGCAAATGCTTATACAACAAGTGGTCAAACAGCCTTTGAGGTTGGTACAGGAAGTTTCAATGTTGAACCAGAGGATAATACAAATCCTTACTATTACCTATATTCAAGAAAATTCACATTGTTATTTGAAGGCGGTTTTGATGGTTGGGATGTTTATTCTGAAAAAAGAACAAATGGTGATTCTTATCAAATTGGTGGAACAGACTATATGAGGGGAGCATTATCTATTCCTGGCAAATATGCAGCAGCAACTGGTCAAGGAACATTTAAGGAAATAACAGAAGGTGATGGTACTGTTGATTTTGCAACAACAGATTATTATGCATATTACAAAGGGATTTTAACATTCCAAAATCCAGAATCAACAAACATAAATGTTTTTGTTACCCCAGGTATTGATTATGTGAATAATAGCAATCTTGTTGAAAATTCAATTGATATGATTGAATCAGATAGAGCAGACTCCATTTATATTGTTACAACACCTGATGCAAATCTTTTAACAACAAATGTGAATGATGTTATTTACCCCCAAGAATCCATTGTATCATTGGAGGAAACAAACATTGATTCAAATTATACAGCAACATATTATCCTTGGATTTTGGTTAGAGACCAAGTGAATAACACACAAGTGTATATTCCACCAACAGCAGAAGTTTGTAGAAACTTGGCATTAACTGACAATGTGGCATTCCCTTGGTTTGCATCAGCAGGTTATAATAGGGGATTAGTTAATTCAGTTAAAGCAAGATTAAAGTTAACACAAGATGATAGAGATACTTTATACCAAGGAAGAATAAATCCAATTGCAACATTCTCTGATGTGAATACTGTGATTTGGGGAAATAAAACCTTGCAAGTTAGAGAATCAGCATTAAACAGACTTAATGTTCGTAGGTTGTTATTGCAAGCGCGTAAATTAATCTCTGCGGTTGCTGTGAGATTACTTTTTGAACAAAATGACCAGATAGTACGCCAACAGTTTTTGGATACGGTAAATCCAATCTTAGATGGTATTAGAAGGGATCGTGGTTTAACTGATTTCCGTGTTACAGTTTCAAATGACCCAGAGGATATTGATAGAAATACAATGAGTGGTAAAATCTAC